GAATTTGAATTGTCGGTGACAACCGCGCCGGTCGGTTACACCCGATTGGAAGTCAACATGTTTGTTCATGGTGTTATTCTTTCCTATTCGGGCGGTGGCAAATGGAAAAACGGCAATTCAGCGTTGAAGGATTTTTGGGGTTCAATTCAGGTTTCATTTGCAGATGCGTCACCATATCAAAATGCGGATTATATTTTTGACATCACGGAGGTCATCACCGCATCCACAGCCAATTTGGCGAATTCAACACCCATCACAATTGAATCGCCATATTATACGGATTCCCTGAAATACGGAATTGGTAATTGGTTGGTGTTTAACGGCACAACCGATGTTTTGGCATCGGATTGGTATGGCGGTTGGGATTCAATTACACACGGAACAATCACCAAAATGTTGGGGTTGCAAATGGCATCGATTTACGCCAATTTTGTTCCGGTGGTTCGTGGAACATGGATTGATTCCGGGTCATTGACTGCAATCAAATCATTATATTTTGACAATTATTCATGGGTTTTGAACGGGGTCAAATACAATTGCCGTTCGGAACAATGGGATGGCGAATGGATTGGTGTTTCACCAGTTTATACCTTGACAACATCATCCGGCGAAGGTTTAAAAGTCGAGCAATCACAAACCGGGAATCTGAATAATCGTTTGAATTATGTTGAATCAGCGGTGACAAATTTGAATTCAGCGATTTCCAATGTTCCGCAACAAGTTTTGGAACATTTGGTCAATGATGCCGAAGGCGCGCCCGCATCGCAGCCAACATTGAACACCCGTTGGGAGGTGATGTTGAGTTATGACGATTCAACGGAATTGGTTAATTGGCGGATTCAGGAACACAATGCGCCCATCACATACACGGCCGGGACACACACCATCACCAATGGTTATGAATTAATTTTGTGCGATTCATCCGGCGGAACGGTTACGGTTGATTTACCTGATCCGACAATATCAAAAGGTAAAAAATATTATTTCAAAAAAATTGCATCATCACATTCGGTTGTCATCACCGGCGGCGGGTTTGATATTGATGGCAACCCAACAAAGGTTTTGAATACAAATTTTGAAACATGCACAGTTATCAGCGATGGAACGCAATGGTGGCTGATTGTTCAATAAATGTTGCAAATGTTTATTGTCACGATGTTATTTTCGAAGCATTATGGCAGAAGCATCAATTGACATCGTTGCCGGTTACGATGGATTTAAATATTTCGGATCGGGGACGGTTACATCCGTAAGTTTTGACGCGTTGGTTGTTCAGGCCGACACGGTGTTCACATCGTTCACAGTTACCCAAGAAAACGGAACATCCACAAATGTTTTGTCGGCTCGTGGCATGTCCGGAATTACTTTTCAACAAGGCGCATATTTGCCCGCCGGCAAAGGCAGCAAAATCACCGGATTTGTAATCAGCACCGGAAGCGTAATCGCATATTAAAATGATTGGAATCAGCGCATTAGGAATTGGCATTCGAAGCGCACAATATTTGGGGCAAGGTTGGCCCATCGTTGTTGCGTACAAAAGCCGCGTGACCGCCGATGGCGGTTTCTATGAAGGTGTTTCATGTATGTTAAACAAATTAAACAATCTATAAATGTCAGATTTATTGAATTCCGCGTCATTGGTGATGATTCCAAGCGGATACAAAGAGGATGTTGTATATAGCCAAATCCCCACCGATGGTTCAGGCGACCTATCCTTCACCCGTGCATCCAACGGAACGCGAGTAAATTCGGCGGGATTGGTTGAGGTTGTAAGTTGGAATTTGTTGGAATATAGCGAGGATTTTAGTAATGGTGTTTGGGTTAAAACAAACACAACTGTTACTACAAACACAACAACTGCACCGAATGGCACAACCACTGCCGATAAATTTGCACCAAATGGAACATTAACGGCATCCTATTTTTCAATTTCGCAAGCAATTACATCAGGGGCAACAAGTCAAGCACACACTGCAATTGTCTACGCAAAAGCGGGAGGATTGGGGCAAATGTTGTTTTATTTGGGTAGTCAAATTGGTATTTATTTTAATTTGACAAATGGTCAATTTATTAGTTATTACAATGGAGTTCAAACAATAACAAACTATTCGAGCGAAGCGGTTGGAGATGGTTGGTATAAATACACAATAAGTGTTTCGGGCAGTAGTGGCATAATTTACCACGAAGTATACGGCGCAAAAAGTGGTGCATTTATTGGCAACTATACAACCGCAGACGATTGTTTTGTTTGGGGCGCACAATTAAACATCGGCGCAACCGCCAAACCCTATTTCCCCACTACCGACCGCTTAAATGTACCACGCCTAACATACCAAAATGGCGGGGGCGGGTGTCCGAGTTTGTTGTTGGAGAAGCAGAGTACCAACCTTGTTTTACAATCAGAAGATTTTACTTTTACAAGTGGTATTTGGCTTAATGCAACGGGTGGAGGTACGGCTTCCGTTAGTGTTACTGCAAATTATGGAATTTCACCTGATGGAACGCAGAACGCTGACCGAATTCAATTAAATAAAGGCAATACGGGGTATTCGGAAATTTACCAATTATTCTCAACAACAATCGGTTCAACATATACGCAAACTCTTTGGTTAAAATCATTGAGTGGAACGCCAAAAATTAATTTTGGTTATACGGGTTCAACTCGTGGGACAATTACATTGACAACTGAATGGAAACGCTATGAGTTTACTTATGTTTCGGGTGGTAATCCGAATGGAGTTGCATTGACTTTGTTTGATGGTTTTGACCCGTCAACTGCACAAAGTATTGATGTATTGGCATGGGGCGCACAAGCAGAATTAAGCAGTTACCCCACATCCTACATCCCAACAACCTCATCAAGTGCCACAAGGGTGGCGGATGTATGCGGTAAAACGGGTATTTCGTCATTAATTGGGCAAACACAAGGAACTATTTTTTGGGATGGAGTTGCCACACAAGGAGATTACAACCAATTAATGTTTATTAAAGATTCATCATCAATTCAATTTATTGGGCTTACTATTGCAAGCGGTGTAATTTATGGAGAAATTTATAATAGTGGGTATATTCAATTGTTTAGTTATGCAATTGGAAGTGGTGAAACAAGATTCAAGATAGCATTAACATACAAAACAAATGATTTTGCAATGTATGTTAATGGTGTGCAAGTTGCAACCGCATCAACGGGAACAACGCCCACAAGTTTTGATGATTTATATTTAAACAATATAAATGACACCCGCGATTTCAATTGTGAAGTTAAACAAGCCATTATATTCTCTACCCGCCTAACTAACGCGGAACTTGCATCACTAACCACAATTTAACACAATGAAAAGTTTTATAAAATACGAGTTCACCCCAACCGAATGGGCAACACTCCAAAAAGACATACAACAAACCACAACCACACCAAGTGGGGAAACCGTGACAACTTGGAAAGATTGCGCAGTTGTTGAAATTGGTTTTATTTGTTTAGAGTGGGGGCAAGTCGATGACAAACCCGTTTGCACAAAGCAGTCCGACAAGTGGGCGGTGGATATTCTGTTTTACACCGAACCCCCCGCAAGTTTTGCCCCGTTTGAGGTATTCCCAAAGCCGTGCGGGGTGCATACTTTTTCGGGCGATGATTCGTTGTATCTCAAAACCTTTTGTGAAAAATATCCTGAAAGCGAATATTGTGTAATTCCAACACCAAATGAACAAATTTAATAATGACACCACGGCGGCGATTGCCACGGCCATTTCAGGCAGTTCAGCAATTATCACTTTCACGCAAACTTATCAGCCAATCCTTACCTTTGTGGTGGGCATTGTTGGTCTTATTTCGGGTTTGTTGGCGGTGGTTTATTACAGTAAAAAAATCAATCGCATCAAATGACAGTAAAAAAGCAAATTAACGCAAACGCGTTGCCCGTTTCGTTTGACCAGTTCAAGAAAAACCCGGTGGCCGCGGTGGCATTTTGTATGTTGGCGGCCGTTTCATATTTGTACTATGATGTCAAAAGTTCGTACACCGAACAAATCGAAAAGGCCAATCAAAAAATTGACCAATTGGATTTGAAAGTTGACCGGATGTCATCAGCGTTGAAAAAATCGGATTCGGCATTGTCGGCCGCAATTACGGAATTGCGAATCATTAACACCGTTAAAAAGTTATGAAAACGATTTTAACGGCCTTTGTTGCCATCATTTTGACATTAGAAATGATTTACCCGGTCGGGGCTGTAAACACGCCCAATGTGGACGAAATCGAACAAATGTTGAAGCGCGTTGAAAACAACATGAAAATGGCATCCAATGTTGTTTCCGCTGCAAAGAAGCAAGGCGAACAATTGGTTGAAAACAAAGTTGCCGAAAAGGCCGAATTGAAAGAAGCCGTTGCAACCGCTGAAACAAAAATCGAGGCGATGACATCAACCATGTTGTTCATGGGCGTTGACACCGGATTGGTTGGCATGGACACCGCGTCAATCAACAACATGTTAAAATTAAACGGCTTAAAATAATGGCAAAGGCAAAAACATCATCCGGCGTGAGTTGGCAACCAAAGCCAAAGCGCAAAAACAAAGGTGTTCACTCAAAAAACAATAAACCCGCAAAAAAATATCGCGGTCAAGGCAGATGAAAAAGATTTTTCAAATATTTCAGGGCGACAAAGGCGAATTCAGTTCCAAACGATTTGTTGGGATTGTCGGATCATTCATTTTGTTTGGCACAATGGCCCACAATTCATTGTCACCCCAAGACATCGCGCCATCCAAAGAATTGGTTGAAGCGGTTGAATGGATTGTGATTTGTTGTTTGGGATTCACATCCATCGACAAATTTGCAAACACCAAAAACGATGCGGAAAGTTGATTTGACCATTTTGTTGTTGGTGTTGTTATTTGTTGGTGGTTTTGCATACCTTCATTTTGCAGTTCCAAAACAAACCAATGTTGTTCATGGCCCGGCCATCAGAGTTGTTCAAAAAGAATTCGACACATTGCAAATCATTAAAAACAAATACAAAACATTACATGACACGCAAATATTTATTCAAAGCAAATATGAAACACTTTTTGTGGCTTATCATGGCGATACAAGTTGCGCAGCCACACGCCGCATCATCGCAATGCATCGATTCCTTGACAGTTGCGGAAAATAATTTATATTTATTAAAAGGCGCGGAGGCGCGCGAACAATTGGCGTTGTGCCGGGAATATCGCAAAATTGATTCCGAGGTCATCGCACAACAAGAACGGATCACAAACAAATTGTTGGATGAAATCAAAAAGCGTGACGAACGATTTTACCAGCTGCGCAAAGTGACAATTGCATTGGGCGTTGGTTTAATTATCTTTGTATTGTTATGATTACAATTGCAGATTTGAAACGCACAATGGCCGCCAAAGGTTATGCATTTTTTGAAAATGGGGATTTCAATTTGAACATCATTGGTGTTCGAAATTCAGCAACCGGGCAAAAGGTCACAAACGCATTTGATGACAAAATCGTTGTTGCCTACAAAGAAAAGGACAATTGGTTCATCAAAGAATGGGCAATCACCACCGACAATGGCGCGGGGACGGCCCGAATGAAGCCCGGACAATATCGCGGTTCACATCACATTGGATTGCATCAGGGCAAATATGAAGCGTTGAAACAATGTGGCCCGGTGACTGTATTCCGTGATGACATCAAAGATGGCGTGTATAATGAGAACGCAACGCAAACGGGCGTGTTTGGCATAAACATTCACAAAGCCGGTGTTGATTCAGTTCAGGTCAACAATTGGTCCGAAGGTTGTCAGGTGTTTAAACGCACCCAAGATTTCAACCAGTTCATGTTGTTAGCAAAAAAAGCGGCCGCCTTGCATGGCAACCGCTTCACATATACTTTGATTACTTCAAACGATTTCGCGTTGAAATAGGGTTATTTGCCCATTTTCGCGTTGTTTGCGGCAATGTCGACCACTTCATCGGCAGAATATAACCCCATCATGATTTCGGGGGCGTATAAACGACCAAAAAAAGCCGCCGCCCTATATTTTAACATCAATTCGGGCATTGTTTTCCATTTTGATCCGGGTTTATCCAACCATCCTTCCAACTTTGCCATTTCCATCGTCACCGTTGGGCCTTCCAAAATTGCGCCTGATTGTTTATCCATTGTGACGGCCTTGCATGATGTTGGTGTTGATTCAAACCGCAGCGTTCCAAATCGCCCGCATGAATTTAATGAGGCGATGATAAATGATGAACCCCATGATGGTCGTCCGTGGATGATGTGCAAATTTTGCATGACCATCAAAGGCGATGCGTTCATCCGGTGGGCCATTTCTAATGCCACCATCGTGTTTGCAATGTTTCCTTTGTACTGATTCGGAACAAGGTCGGATGATGACAATAATTTTGCGATTCTTTGGGCGTGTTCAAATTGCGCCGGGGCAAACACTTGACCGGATTCACCAGTTGTGTTGCTGTTGATGATTGTTAATTCGTTGTTTTCCATTGTTCAGCAAATATACACAATGTTGCAAATGTCAACAAAGGATGCGCGATATTTGCGCAGATTCATCCAAACTTATCGTTGTTTCATCATTGTTGATTTAAGGGGCGGCCGCCGATGGTTGCCCCTTTTTTCGTTCAATACGAAAATTTTTTAAAAAAATGTCACAAATGTTTTTTTGTTTGCAAAATGTGTTTTAACATTGCATCAACAATTAAGAAAAACGACATGGATTTAATCTACCTTATCATTTTAACGCCCATTACCATTGCGGTGATGTATGGCGCGCATTGCATCAAATTGAATTCAAAGCGATTCAACGAAATGCCGGAGGCCAAATTCTATCAATTTGAACGCGATGAATACATCCCGGAATTCAATGAATTCACGCAAATGTTGGTTCAACGCAGAATGTACAAAGGCAAAAACAAATAAAACAACGATAATGATTTACATTTTTTTAACCATCAGTTGCGTCACCGCATTCATTTTGTGGTTGATGTACAATGCCAGTCGCGCGCAAGTTCGCGGCCTTGAAAAAAGCGTTTGGAAACAAAACAAAGTCATTTTTGACAATGAATCAAATTTGATGGCGCAGAAATCGCAGATTGCCGGATTGACCGACAAATTGCACACATTTTCAAATTTGTATCAGGATGTTCAACGGAAATACGAAGATTCGATGATCCGTGATGCCGCCATCCGTGAAAAAGCCCGGATTGCAAAACAAAAGCAACGCGCAAAGAAAAAGGAGGCCGGCAAATGAGCGCAAAAATAATGGCGTTCATGCGCCAAATAAACGAAGGCAAAGTTGAAACCAACCGCGCGAAAATCTTTGTGGCAATCCAAAAATGGAATTGCGTTTCCACAAAAACATTGATTGACAATTTCGGATTGCATCCGACCGTCACATCGGTTTTGTCATCACTTGAATCAGATGGTTTGATCCGCAAATGTGGTGAAATTGAAATTGGTGGGCGCGTATTTTCACAATGGGCGGCGCATTCCAACATTGATGGAATCATGGCGCATAAACGCGACATCGAAGAAAAGAAAAAGGCGCAATGGATAAAACGGGCGCAAAATGCCGGATGGATTGACAATCAAGTTGCATATTTTTTAACAAAACATCTATTGGATGGAAAATAAAGTCATGACACCAATGGCCCAGTTGATTGAATTCATGGAGGCATTTGA